CACTCCTGGCGGCCCAGGCGGAACAGCACCAGCTAGCTGGTCTGGATCTGCCGGCGCACCAGGAACAGCAGGAAATGCTGGTGCTTCTGGTAATGCAGGAACGCCGGGAGCTGCAGGAAGTGCTGGAGCCCCTGGCGGAAGCACGCTGTTCAGCCTAGGCGGAACCACCATTCTAGTATTCACAGGAACCGCTGGCGGCAATGCCGGAACCGGCGGAAGCGGCGGAACTGCTGGCCCTGGCGGAGTAGCAGGAAACGCTGGCGCCGCCGGAAACCCAGGCTCACAAGGAACATCTGGAAATGCCGGTAACCCAGGATCTAATGGTGTTGGTGGCCCAGGCGGTGTGGCAGGAACTGGCGGATCAGCAGGAAATTCAGGCTCACAAGGATTCTCCGGTAACGCAGGAAATGCTGGCACTAACGGTGCGGCAGGACCTGGCGGAGCTGCAGGAACCGCAGGTGCAGCTGGTAACCCAGGCAATGCGGGTTCGGCCGGTAACCCAGGAAACCCAGGAACCGCTGGTGTTGGTGGACCTGCAGGAAACGTCGGAGCCGCTGGTGCTGCTGGTAACCCAGGCAACAGAGGATTCTCCGGCAACGCAGGAAACCCAGGAACAAATGGACCCGGTGGAGCCGCTGGCTCTGCCGGCGGTGCCGGTGCTGCCGGAAACCCAGGCAACGCAGGTTCATCTGGTAACCCAGGAAACCCAGGCAACAACGGACTGGCTGGTCCAGGCGGAGCCGGTGGAACGGCTGGTGCTGCAGGAAACTCTGGAACCGCTGGTGGTGCTGGCAATGCTGGAAACCCAGGATCCAATGGCGCTGGCGGACCAGGCGGTGTAGCAGGAAATGCTGGTGGTGCTGGTAACGCAGGAAATGTCGGATCTGCAGGTAACGCAGGAAACACAGGAACAAATGGACTTGCTGGGCCAGGTGGCGCTGCAGGAACAGGCGGATCTGCAGGAAATGCTGGCAACCCAGGATCATCAGGAAATGCCGGAACAGGTGGTAACGCTGGGTCTGGTGGAACTGGCGGTACTGGTGGCGCTGGCGGAACTGGTGGCGCTGGTGCTGATTTTAGACCAAACGCCCCAGCAGCTGGACCTGATGGCGGCGGTGCTGGTGGTATCGGCGGAGATTTGTCTACCGAAATTGAACTCTCATATCCAGGATTTGGTGAATCGGGGACCCCAGGAGAAGCTGGCGGCGCCGGAAACCCTGGAAGCGCTGGTAACCCCGGTGCCGCGGGTAACGTGGGTGCTTCTGGCAACGCAGGAACTGGTGCCACATCTGGAAATCCAGGCGGTGCCGCGCCTAACACGTGGCCTAGCTCGGCTGGTGCTTCGGGTACGGCTGGGAACACTGGCGCATCTGGTAATGCTGGAACAGGCGCCACGCCTGGTGGCACGGGCGGAGCTGCACCTGTATCATGGCCAGGTTCCGCTGGTGTTGCTGGCAACGCGGGAACAACTGGTAACGCAGGATCTGCCGGCACTGGTGCTACACCAGGAAATGCTGGTGGAGCCGCGCCTAACACGTGGCCTAGTTCTGCGGGTGCCGCAGGAACCGCTGGAAACACTGGTGCAGCCGGTAATGCTGGTTTCGGCGCAACTCCAGCTAATGCTCCAACGAGTGGCGGCGCTGGATCACCAGGCGCAGCTGGAACTGCTGGAAACACTGGTGCGTCTGGTAATGCCGGAACTGGTGCTGGCAATGGTGGTGATGGTGCTCTAGGTGCTGCTAACTGGACAGACAAAACAGGTACGGCTGGAACCGCTGGAAATGCTGGTGCAGCAGGTAACGCCGGAACGGGTGCAGGTTCTGGTGGAGCTGGCGGCGCAGCGCCCAACACATGGCCAGGTTCTGCCGGCGCAGCAGGCAACGCTGGAAACACTGGAACTTCGGGAAGCGCAGGAACTGGCGCAACTGCAGGCAATCCCGGCGGAGCAGCTCCGGCCAATTGGTCTGGTAGAACCGGAACCGCTGGTAATGCCGGAACCGCTGGTTCTGCAGGTGCCGCTGGAACTGGAGCAACAGCCGGAAATCCTGGCGGGGCAGCACCTGCCAACTGGACAGGCAAATCAGGCTCTGCCGGCAATGCTGGTGGAACTGCAACCAGTCCATCGATCATAAATACAGCTGTCAGCCTGAAGCCTCGCAACCAATATTCTGTTGCCCTAGGATCTGGTGATACTTCTGTAAACTCATCGTCATTGACCGTTTCTTGGGTCCGCCACTAACTGGAATTTATTATGTCTATATACAACTTTGCGCCGATGCCAACAACAGAGATTTCTGATGTTGATTTTGTCACCTGGCAGAATGCCTTTACACCAGAAGAACTTGATGCTTTAGACTCGTACGCAACTACGATGCTGCCTGTTGATAAAGCTATCATCTCAGGAATGTCTAAGGAAGAAGAATACGCAGCCATTCGTAAAGCAAAAACGGGCTGGTTGGCTCTAACACCAGAGACCACTTGGGTGTATGACCGTCTGGCGTATGTGGCTAGATTAGCAAATGCACAGTATTGGAGATTCGATCTCGGCGGGTTCGTAGAAGATTTCCAATACACGGTTTATGATGAGCCAGATGATCACTACTCGTGGCACATGGACACGGTCAAGCAAGCCGCAGGAAAAACTCCGCGGAAACTGAGTATGGTTTTGCAACTTTCGGATCCTGCTGATTACTCTGGTGGAGATCTGCAAATCAAAGGCGGACCTACCGACACAACCGTTCAGCGTGAGCGTGGTCTCATTACGCTTTTCCCAAGCTATATGCTTCATCGTGTGACGCCTCTTGAATCTGGCGTCCGGAAATCACTAGTGGTCTGGATTAGCGGACCCCCATTCAAATAGGAGAAATCTCATGAAGGTAACTAACGTTGCACTATACGGTGGGCTTGATGACACCGTGGCAGAAACTGCTGCTATTAAATCGTATCTCGATTCCCTCGACATTGAATACGCGAACCTCTTCTACAGTGATTCCTCACAATTCGAGGCCGTCCTAAAACCGGTTAACACCTGGTTTGATGACAAGGAAATTACCAAGTTCCCATTTGTGATTTGGGACCTTGAAGACACTACCGGCAAAATCACCCGGAATGTTGCGATGAATCTCAAGGAGGTTAAGGCCTCAAATTTAAGGCCGACGAGCGGATCCACAAAATAAATGTGATGGAGGCATTCGACAGCCTCCCACCGGACCTTAGATTATACATCCGCGAACTTGATTTCAACATCCTTGATGACCACATTCTCGGTGGCGAGAACGAGATGAGACGCGTGAAGAGACTTCTTGACGCTGGAGTGAAACCACAATTTTATGCAACAGGACTAAACTAATGAACCTCATGTCGGCACTGAAGACGCCAGAGATTGAATTCCTATGTGACGCAGATGACTGGGACGTTATTCCTAAGCCGTACCCTGCAAAGAAACTAGTCCCAGACTGGTTCAAAGCTCTGCCGATGAAACTGCATGACGGCTTAGAAGCCTCCACTATCAAGAGGTGCAACCCATTCCTAGACGCTATGTCGATGGGTTACATTATCCCGCTTGCGGCCGATGTAGAGTTCACAGTTAACGACGATTGCTCGGGCGTAGAATATAAGTGGAGCTTCTACAAGTCCATGATTGAGAACCATGGCAAGAATCAAATCACAACGGACAAGGTTCCTAATCCGTTAATGCCGAAGCCGCCTATCAAGTTCATGAACTATTGGCTTATCAAACTGCCGAAGGGTTACTCGGCAATGATCATTCCACCCCTCAATCGCCCGGATCCACGATTCCAATGTTTGGCAGGTGTGGTGGATTGTGATGGCTATTTCGAATACGTAAACTTCCCATTCACATTCAATCAGCCTAACTTCCATGGTATCCTCCCAGCCGGAACACCTTTGGTTCAGGTCATTCCTTTCAAACGCTCGGATCTGGATCTAAAAGCAGTGACCAGGCAAATGAAGAAGCCGGATCTGGATCTCTTGGCTCTCACCCGTCGTAAGAGAATGTCCCACGAGAGTCACTACCGGGACAATGTCTGGACCAAGAAGTAAATAAATAGGGGGTAACCCCAGGAGAAGTCAATGGCAGTGCCAACAACTAGAGCCGAATTCAAGGAATATTGCCTGCGTGCCCTAGGGAAGCCAGTCATCGACATCAACGTGGCTGATAGCCAGGTAGAAGATCGCATTGACGAAGCCCTAAGCTATTACGCAGATTATCACTTCGATGCATCCGCCGTCGTTTACTACAAGCATCTGATCACGACTCAGAACATCACCGACAAATACATTACGCTCCCAGAGAATATCTTGGGCGCTGTTCGTATATTCCAGCTCGGTGGTTGGGGCATGACGTCCACTAACGATATTTTCAACATCAACTATCAAATTGCTCTGAACGACCTGTACACTCTAGCCAGTTCGTCGATGATCCCGTACTACATGCTTCGTGAGAAGTTGGGTCTCATGCAAGAAATGCTCGTGGGTCAGCAACTCATCCGCTATGAGCGCCACCGCAATAGACTCCACGTTGACATGAACTGGGAGAAGGTCAAGGCCGGGCAGTATCTCGTTGTTGAGGCATACGAGGTTGTCGACCCAGATGATTTCGCCGACGTCTGGAAAGACCGTTGGCTCTATCGCTACACCACATCCCTGATCAAGAAGCAGTGGGGTCTTAACCTCACCAAGTTTGTAGGTGTTCAAATGCCAGGCGGAGTTCAGTTTAACGGTCAACAGATTCTTCAGGATGCTCAGGACGAGATCCGAAAAATGGAAGAAGAGATGATCACGACCTACTCGCTTCCACCATCTGATATGGTTGGTTAAGGACACATAGTGACCACAAACCAATATTTCAATAATTACGCTTCAGCAAATGAGCAGCTCCTTCTTGAGGACTTGATCATTGAGTCTATCCGTATGCACGGCCTGGACGTTTATTACCTGCCGAAAAAGACCGGCAATTTTGATGAGATTTACGGCGAGGATGCGGCGGGGTCGTATGATACAGCTATCCCGATCGAAATGTATGTCAAGAACGTAGATTCCTTCGGGGGCGATGGCTCCTTCATGTCTAAGTTCAATATCGAGATTCGCGATCAGATGACACTTACTGTTGCTAGGCGCGTCTTTACTGATACTGTTGGAACACCGGAAGGTATCCTGCGACCAAATGAAGGTGACCTTATCTGGTTCCCGCTGAACGATAAGATGTTCAAGCTTCAATACTCTGATGAAAAGTCAATGTTCTACCAGCTCGGAGCGCTGCAGACTTGGGACCTCACGATGGAGATGTTTGAATACTCCAATGAGAAGTTCTCGACAGGTATTGCAGAGATCGACGACATTGAATCTAAGCACAGCCTGGCGCTCACGTCGTTTGCTATTCTCACCGATGGTGGTCTACCTATCACCGATGACGGCGGGTTCTACATCATCAACTCTGAATATGAAGACACGGTTGAGGATGAACTGGATCCATTCTTCGATAACGCTGAGATTCAAACCGAAGCCGATGCTTTGCTTGATTTCACAGAAGGCAATCCATTTGGAGATGACTACTAATGCTAGGCAACCAAACATTCGATCATAATATGATCAGGAAGTATGTCGTTGCTTTCGGCACACTCTTCAACGAAATCTTTATCAACACGAAGGATGGCGACGAGGTAATCAAAACCCTGAAGGTCCCACTGTCCTACGCTGAAAAAGACAAGCTGATGGCCAGGGTCCTCGGTGACCCGGAGATTGACAACAAAGTGGCTGCTACGCTTCCACGTATGTCATTCGAGATGACCAATATCTCCTACGATGGATCTAGAAAATTCTCCAAGATCATGAAAGTCGGAAGATCCGGGCCTGACTCCGGTGTCTCTACCTTTAATCCTGTCCCGTATAACTTAAACTTTTCGTTATACATAGCTGTGAAGAATACCGAAGACGGCACTAAGATCGTCGAGCAGATTCTTCCTAACTTTACTCCAGACTGGAACGTCACGGCCAACCTCGTTCCAGGCCTCGATGCAAAGGTCGATATCCCGATCATTTTGGACAACGTGTCCAAGGAAGATTCCTACGATGGTGATTATAAAACTCGGCGTGCCATCATCTGGACGCTGAATTTTACGGTCAAGGGTTATATCTTTGGTCCACTGACCGACCGCAAACGCATCGAGACGGCCATCATTGACATCTTCGACGACAACAAGGTTCCAGCAGCACTAGCTGCCACGATTACCACTACAGTTGACGGTGTAGACATAGAAGAGTTCTAATGCCTGACGACGATATTTCCAAGTTTCTTGGTATGAAATCAATCGATGAGGTCATTGCAAATAAGCAAGAGATCATCGAATACAAAGAGCAGCTCCCTGCTGACAACTACAAAGTCGATCCCCGCAAGGATGAAGATTTTGAGAGCGCTCGTGACATGGTCAAAGACGTTCTCAGCATTGGCACAGCTGCCCTTGAAGAGATGGCTGCTATCGCACAGCAATCTCAGAGTCCAATGGCGTACGAGAAACTAGGCGCTCTCATGAATTCCATGACAGCGGCATCCAAAGTTCTTCTGGAAATCCACAAAAAGAAGAAGGAGATCGACAAAGCCGAAATCGATACTCCTGCCATTGCTGATGGTGCTGGAGAACAGACTGTTGTCCACAACAACCTCTTCGTTGGATCTACCCGTGACCTTCAAAACCTAATCGAAGACATGAGGAAGAAGAACGAAGAGAAGGAAGATGGCGATGAGTAATCTCGACACGGTCGGGATTGACAACATGAAGTCCTATAACGGCAACCCGCTACTGAAGCGGGCTGGCGTTAAGGTTAACTGGACGCCTGAACTCATGGGCGAATGGCTTCGATGCGCTGAGGACCCGCACTACTTCATCGAAACCTACATGAAGATCATCAACGTTGATGATGGTCTGGTCAAATTCAAGCTGCATGACTATCAGGTTGACATGCTCGACGCCATGGTCAACAGCCGATTCACATGTCTGGCCACGGCCCGCCAGGTTGGTAAGTCTACGGTTACCGCTGGATTCATCACCTGGTTCATCCTCTTCAACAAGGAAAAGACTGTCGGTCTCCTGGCCAACAAAGAAGCCACCGCTATCGAGATTTTGGGCAAGGTTCAACTTGCATATCAGCATCTTCCAGCTTGGCTTCAACAAGGTGTCAAGGAGTGGAACAAGGGTTCCTTCGTTCTTGAGAATGATTCTCGAGTCATCGCTGCCGCTACATCCTCCGATGCCATTCGTGGTTATGCTCTTTCGATGCTGTTCATCGATGAGGCAGCGTTCATTGACAACTGGGATGAGTTCTTTGCATCCGTTTTCCCTACCATCTCGTCCGGTAAGAAAACCAAGATTGTTCTCGTTTCCACTCCAAACGGATTGAACCACTTCTGGAATATCGTCGACGGTGCCCGAAACAAGAAAAACAAATACTCCCTGGTTGAAGTCAGATGGGATCAAGTCCCTGGCCGTGACCAGCAATGGAAAGCCGATGTTCTTCAGGGCATGGGCAATGACTTAGTAAAGTTTGCCCAAGAATACGAAGTAGAGTTTGCCGGTTCGTCTGGTACACTTATTTCTGGATCAAAGCTTAAGGAACTGGTTTCCCAAACCCCGCTGATGGAAGCAGATGGCGTCACCCAGTACAAGAAGCCAAGACCTGAACACGCCTATTGCGTAATCGCTGACGTCTCCCGTGGTAAGGGCCTTGACTATTCAGCGTTTCACATTATCGACATCACTGAGATGCCGTATCAACAGGTCCTGACTTTCAGATCTAACCAAATCGTCCCGTATGATTATTCTGAAGTCATTCACCGCCTGGCCAAGATGTATAACGAAGCCGTAATCTTGGTAGAGATCAACGACATCGGTGGTCAGATTGTCGACGCCCTCTATCACGATTTTGAGTATGGCGGCGTCCTAGGCACAGAAAATGCTGGCAGGTCTGGCAAGAGAATCTCCTCAGGGTTTGGTGGTAAGACCGAACTAGGAATCAGAACCACGAAATCCGTCAAGAACGCCGGCTGCTCTTTGATCAAGCTCCTGATTGAACAAAATCAGCTCATCGTCCATGACAAGGAGACCATCTCGGAGCTGAACACCTTCTCCAAGAAAGGTGTTTCGTATGAGGCCGAACCTGGCAAGAACGACGATCTGGTTATGGGCCTGGTTCTGTTTGGCTGGCTATCAGGCCAGGACTATTTCAAAGAGTTAACCGATATCAACACGATGGTCAATCTGCGTGAAAAGTCAGAAGAAGACATTGAATCTGCTATGCTTCCATTTGGTTTCTTCAGTAACGGGATCGACGACGAAGAGGAGGATGGCTCAGTCATCCACAGTTTCTAGTTTTATAAATACACTAGGACAATTTAGACCTCTAGAGGAGATACAACATGGCATTCAGCGTTTCAGCGGGTGTGAACATTTCTGAGATAGACCTCACTACGATCGTGCCTGGTACCTCTACCACTGAGGGTGCAATTGCAGGCGTCTTTGGATGGGGACCCGTCGGCGAAGCCACTCTGATCAGCAACGAAAGTGCTCTTGCTGCTCGTTTTGGTAAGCCAACCAACGATAACGCAGAGACCTGGTTCGTCGCTGCTGACTTCCTGTCTTATGGCAACTCGCTTCTCGTCACGCGTGCAGCAAACACTACCGATGCCGCTGGCACGGTCGGCGTTCTGTCCGCTATCGCCAACACTGGTGCAGCCAACCTGGTTAACCACGTTATCAAGAGCGCTGCTGACTGGGAAGTCAAAGAAGACGACGTCGACTCTGACGTTCACTTCATTGCTCGCTACCCTGGCACGATGGGTAACTCCCTGCGTGTCGCAGTCTGCGAAACCGCAAACCAGTTCAGCTCTACCGTCGCTAACACAGACATCTTCCCAGCTAACGCATCGATCAACGTTGCCTCTGCGGCTATTTCGTTCGTTTCCGGTGACCGCTTCGGTACCGTCACGATCGCTGCTGCAAACGCCACGATCCTCGACACTGTTGTTGACGGCTATGCTACCACGACGAAAGCATCCCTAGCCGCTGCTGTCACCGATGGTGATCTTCTGCTGGTCAATGGCCAGTACGTGAAGGTTGCCAACATTGCAGCCCCAACTGTTGCATCCACGGCAAACGGATATGTCGCCTCGATCCTGATCAACCTTTCTGACGAGTACACGCAGCTGGGTACGACCACGACTCGTGACCTCGAACGTTATTGGGAGTTCTCGACTGTTGTCGACGGCGCTCCTGGCCAGTCCGAATATGTCGCCGCTCAGGGTAACACCGCAGCAAGCGATGAAGTTCACGCTGTTATCGTCGATGCTGGTGGTGTCTTCACGGGCGTCCCTGGTCAAGTTCTGGAAGTCTACCAGAACCTGTCTCGTGCGACTAACGCACGTTCCCCAGACGGTCAAAATATCTACTACAAGAACGTCATCAATGACGGTTCCAACTACGTATGGGCCGGTGCTGATCGTGCTAACGCTGCGTCTGCTACGGCGACTGCTATTGCCAGTGCAACCAACGTCAAGCCTCTGAACATCCGCATGGCCGGTGGTTCTGATGGTGCGGCTGAGGATACTGTAACGCTGGCTGTTCTTGCTGCTGCGTATGACACCTTCACCAACGCCGAGCAGGTCGATATTTCGATCATTATGGCTGGTAAAGCTGTCGGTGGTTCCCTAGGCGAAGGTCTGGCTAAGTACATCAAGGACAACGTCGTTGACACCCGTCTCGACTGCGTTCTGACGGTATCTCCACCACGGGCTTCCGTTGTCAACAATGCCGGTTCCGAAGCATCTAGCATCGTTGCATTCCGCAATGCGCTGGGCAGCTCTTCGTACCTCATCATGGACTCCGGTTACAAGTACCGCTATGACAAGTACAACGACATGTACCGCTACGTTCCACTGAACGGCGATATCGCTGGTCTCATGGTTCGCACCGATTCTACTCGTGACCCTTGGTTCTCTCCAGCTGGTTTCAACCGTGGTCAGATCAAGAACATCGTCAAGCTTGCATGGAACCCAGACAAGGCCAACCGTGACACCCTCTACAAGAACGGTGTTAACCCTGTCGTAACATTCCCAGGCCAAGGAACAATCCTGTACGGTGACAAGACTCTGCTGGCTAAGCCATCGGCGTTCGACCGCATTAACGTGCGTCGCCTGTTCATCGTTCTGGAGAAGGCTATCGCTACGGCTTCCAAGTTCACCCTGTTCGAGTACAACGATGAGTTCACTCGTGCGCAGTTCCGTTCGCTAGTCGAGCCATTCCTGCGTGATGTCCAGGGCCGCCGTGGCATCTACGATTTCCGTGTCGTCTGCGATGAGACCAACAACACCGGTGAGGTCATTGACCGTAACGAGTTTGTCGGTGACATCTACATCAAGCCAGCCCGTTCGATCAACTTCATTCAGCTTAACTTCGTGGCCGTTCGTTCGGGCGTGGAGTTCTCTGAGGTCGTCGGTAAGTTCTAATAAAAGATCCTAGGTTCAACTAGGACGGGAACCTTAGGGGAGGCCGTCAGGTCTCCCCTTTTTCCTACTGGAACGGGGTCTCAAACAATATAAATAGGTGGTATTACATATGCCACTCATTCAGGAGAAAACAGTCGATGGCTTTCAATATCAACGAGATCCGTTCTCAGCTGACCTACGGTGGCGCTAGACCGAACCTCTTCCAGGTTCAGTTCAGCAACCCAGCGAACGGCGCTGGTGACCTGAAGGTCCCATTCCTCGTTCAAGCCGCTGAGATTCCAGCTGCTACCCTCAGCGAGATCCAGGTTCCATACTTCGGTCGTACAATCAAGGTCGCTGGTAACCGTACTTACGGAAACTGGACAGTCACCGTCATGAACGACGAAGACTACCTCATCCGTAACGCGCTTGAGCAATGGTCCAACCGCATCAACTCCTTCGAAGGCAACATTCGTACCTTCGGTGGTCCAGAGTCCAGCCGCTATAAGTCGACTGGCCGTGTCACCCAAATGTCCAAGGACGGCCGTGCTCTTCGCACATACCGTTTCAATGGTATCTTCCCTGTTGACGTTTCTGGAATCGGCCTTAACTGGGCTGACAACGATCAGATCGAAACGTTCC